AGACACTTCCTGTGCCAGATACCAGTATTCATGCGGGGTCGTTGATACATACTACCCCAGTCGTTGAGAACTACCCCCCCAGTACGCCACAGCGACCCCCCCAGTCGTTGAGAACGACCCTAACTAAAACAAACTTAACTAAAACAAATAACTATAAAACTATTAGTCAGAAAAAACCCGCAGATAAATTTTTTGAACCATTCTGGGAAGCTTACAGAAAGATACCTACATCAATGCGTGTTGTATCACAATCTAAAAAGCTTGCAAAAGCCGAATTTAGTAAGTTAGGTAAAAAGACACAGGAAAAGATTTTTGATTGCTTACAGGCCGATATAAGAGCTAGAAAAAAACAATTAAACAATGATAATTTCACACCATTGTTTCCTGATTGTTTCCGTTATCTCAAAAATGGTCAATATGAGCAATACTTGTTGACACTTAATAAAAAACCCGCTACATTTAGAAAACCCAAACTAAACACCCCTTTTTAACACCTATGCCCAGACCAAAATTAACTGATGAAGATCGTATAAAAAAAGCACATGAAAATTTGCTTAATGGAATGATGTTCCTTTATACAAAAGCTTTAGAAAAAGATAAAAACCAATACATGAGGCTTAAAGTTGCTCATGGATTTTTAACTGATATGTTAAAAGAATTAAATGGGAAATATGATGAAAAACTATAAAAGATCTCCCATTGATCGGGAAGTTACATTCAAAGCACCATACTATGAATGTCACGCTTGCAACGATTCTGGAATAATCCACAATTCTGATGGTCTAATCAACCAACACCTACCTGACTACGACATGGACGACTCAGGAAAACGTTGTGGTGGACATGATTTAGCTCTTATTTGCTACTGTGCAGCTGCTAACGCAAAATACGATCAGGACAATCAATTAATCTGTAAAGGCTACAGAGAACTAGACAACACCATAAGAAACAATGTTGGTGTAAATCTTGATATTGATATTGTTCGAGAGATTCACAACATTAGAAAAGAAGGTTGGATTAAAACAACCAAACTGATGAATAAAGTAATTGCTGACAGTGTGAAAAACAAAAAAGCAAATTTACCACCAGAAGTACAAAAAGTAAAAGATCAACTAGCAAACTTTCAAATTAAATCATTATGAACTCCTATTTACCTAAAGAACAAAAACAAAACAGAAATCAAACTATCCTACAAATGAGAAGGGATGGACATTCTTTACAATCAATCGGAAATAAATTTGGTTATTCCAGAGAATGGATAAGACTAATTCTTAGAGATCAATTACAAACTACTGATACATTTAAATTCAATCCCCATAAACAATGCAAAAATGATGAATACTCTGCTCCTGACATAGTTGAACTTACTGGTTATCCTATTGAATACATAACAACTCTTATTAAAAAAAACTGGCTTCCAAAAGCATCAAGAATAGTAAAAACTCATATGTTTCATACAACTGACACACATTTCTGGTTAAAAACTGATATTGATAAATGGATTGAACTTAAAATTAAATATTTAAAAATTGCTCTTGAAGGATACTTAAATTGCAGACTAAATTATACTCCAGCATATAAATTTACACATCCAGCCCTACAAAAAAGATATAAATTTCTTACAGAATTACATTCTGGTAACTGGAAAGGTAAACTTTCTTATAATTCAAAACGCAATAACGAAGTAATGCAAGAGTTTAATAATCTAATAAAACCTATACAATATACACCTACTGATTACTCAAAATATTTAAATATAAAAACTAATGAAGATTATGCCAAAAAAGGTTTATATAACACTAAAAAAACATCAGAAATTCTTGATATATCTAATGCGACTATTGCAAGATACAGAGATTCTGGTGTCCTTAAAGAAGGTGAACACTACTTTGCTGGAGATCATTACTTTCAAAGATATATGTTTGATCCAAAGAAAACTATAAAAGCAATGATAAAAGCTGGATATGACGTTGAATTTGCACAAACTCTTAAAGACAGTAAAAGAAATGTTTTGTAGAGCTAAAAAACTTCCACCTTTTAAATTGGTAAAAGAACTTCTAAATTACAACATCATTACTGGTGTCTTTACTTGGAAGATAAAAAAATCAAACAAAAAAGCTGGTTCTATTGCTGGTAGGGTTACAAACAAAGGTTATGTTTATATAACCATTAATGGCAAAGGTTATGCTGCACACAGGCTTGCTTGGCTGTTAGTTACAACTAAAGATCCTTATCCTTATGAAATAGATCATAAAGATGGTAATACTGGAAACAATGCTTTTCACAATTTAAGAAAAGCTACAATTCAACAAAATAGTAGTAACAGAAAAATTGGTTCTAATAATTCATCTGGTCATAAATCAATTACATTTTATGCTAATCAACCTCTAAATCCTTACACTGTCTGTATTAGTCAAAAAAACAAAAGTCACTCACTCGGTTCTTTTCCTACATTAGAAAAAGCTATTGAAGCTAGAGACATAAAAGGCAGACAGCTTTATGGTGAGTTTTATAGGCCATAATTATGAAAAATAAAGACTTTGACAGCTTTAACAATGACCGTATTAATGCACTAAGAAAAAGAATTGATGAACTAATATTTTTAAAAAATAGCTGGGAAAAACAAAGTAAACCGACAAAAAATAACAATGAATAAATTAATTTTAGGAGATTGTACTGAAAAATTAAAAGATATAAGCACTCAATCTATTGATGCAATAATTACAGATCCTCCATATGGTATTTCTTTTATGGGTAATAGATGGGATTATGATGTACCTAGCGTTGAAATCTGGAAAGAGTGTTTTAGGGTATTAAAACATGGTGGTCATATTCTTTCTTTTTCTAGTGCAAGGACATATCACAGACTTGTTTGTAATGTAGAGGATGCTGGTTTTGAAATCAGAGATCAAATTTTGTGGATTTATGGCACTGGGTTTCCTAAAAATTTAGATGTTGGTAAAGGTGTTGATAAATTTCAAGGCAATCCAAGAAAATCATTAGGTTTTTATGATCCAAGAAGTTCTCAAGATGGTGGAAATAGAAAAAATAGAGCTATCGGGAATCAACAAGTTGCTAATTACAAAACATCTTTAGTTGAGAAAACTATTGGGTTTTCAGATTGGGAAGGTTGGGGAACTGCTCTTAAACCAGCACATGAACCTATTGTTCTTGCAAGAAAACCACTTTCTGAAAAAAATGTCGTTGAAAATGTTTTGAAACATAACAATGGTGGAATAAATATTGATGCTTGTAGGATACCAGCAACAAATAATTCGAGATTTCCAGCAAATGTAATACATGATGGAAATACAAATTTAAATTTTTTGGATAATTATTTTTACTGTGCAAAACCTTCAAAGCAAGAAAAGGGATCTCTTAATGCACATCCCACAGTAAAGCCTTTAGAGCTTATGTCTTATCTATGTAAATTGGTTACTCCAAAAAAAGGAACAGTTTTAGATCCTTTTATGGGTAGCGGTACAACTGGTGTTGCTGCCACTAAATTAGATTTTGATTTTATAGGTATAGAAAAAGAAAAAAACTATTTTGATATTGCAGAGAAAAGGCTAAAAAATCTTTCATTTCAATCTTCATTGTTTGATTTATGAATTGTTGGGATTCTTATGTAGAGGTATATTTACCAAAATCGACAAAAACTAACGATTGACGCTACATTTAGAATAATTAAAACTATATTCCCATAGTGGCAAACGGAAGAACTAGCAAGAATGAGCATGAGTTCAGAGTGAACAAAGTAGCTAAACTTATGTCTGTTGGTACTGTTAGATCAGATATACTGCAATTTGCTGCAAATGAGTGGGGTGTAACTCAAAGGACTGTAGATAGCT